CTGATTGTAGTGGTTGCTGTATTGTGCAAAGCACAAATGCAACAATATCCACTAGCCCATCAGGTGACGACCAACCATGCTTTGCCATTACTGGCATATCACGCTTGTACATCGTACTATCTCCTACCCTATTTGCTTTGGGTCACTGATTGGATTTACACGTTAGTCACCAATCTGAATATTTATCTTGCTACTAGGCTATCACCTAGCTTTGTATATTGTCAACACCTTATTTTACTTTTTGGCATAGGTCATATAATGCATTGCTTGGCGTACGCTTGGCGTAGCTACCCTTAATGTTTTGACATACTTTGCCTGAGTAATTTTCCCAATATCTAGCACGCATTGTACTAGTTTCTATTGTAAAAGCATGGTCAACACGATCAATTCTCGCTTGCTTTACACGTGCCAAAGCACGTTCTCGCTTACCTAGTCTAGCCATTGGGTTTACCTCTCGCACCAATTTGATTTGTCATTTTATATTCTATTCATATTTTCAGTCTTTAGTCAATTCTTATTCATGGGTTAGCAAGGTTGAACGTATCTCTTATGCGCTTTCTTTTACCCTATCGAGATTGTCTGCCTAAGCATTGCGTCCTTCGATGATTGTATTCTGCAATTAGAATGTGGCAAGAATAAGGCAATATAAAAATAATCAAAATTTAGTTTATACTTATAATATATAAAAAAAGATTATTGATAATGATTATCATTAGCGTATGTATTTGTTGGTTGGTGGTTAATGTTAGTCGGTACTAACTTTATGGGGTGTATCTAATATTATATGCATCGCCGTTATGTTTTTGCATTGTCTTTTTATATTCGGCATATCTTTATTGTAAGCTATGGCGTCAATTCATAGGATATACATTGACCTTATGCTGTTAACCTATTGAAAAGGCGGCGATTTTTATAGATTACCCTATCAATTATTTTAATTGGTGTCGTGAATAAGATATAAAGTGTCCCATTCGCGCCATATCGCGTTGACCCAAAGGGTACGGGCAGGGGGCAGACCCCCGGTATACGTACGTATATACATACAAATACACAGATCAGGGAATTTGATTGTTAACCACAAGGGTAACTCATCAACTAATATGCACAAGTAATGTGCAACAGTGCTTAAATAATAGGCAATTACTAAAATACGTGATGCTTTTAGTTAATTATGCTTGACACTGTTTTAGTCGTGTGGTATAACAGATATATAATAATACATTAGATGACTAACATTGATTAAAGTAACATTAAATGAAAAAACAAAAGATGTTAAAGACATCTAATGTAAACATTTAATACTACATCTAATACCCCCCATATGGACTAAATCTCGTATTCCTAGAAAAAGTAGTTGACAATGGCAAAAAAATATGTAAAACTATATACAGATAATGTACTTGAAGCATTTTATGATGCTATCAAGAATAACACACTAGATAAATTACACATACCTCACAGTGATGTGTTCTACGTACGTAAAGCAGTAGAAGCACATTATGGTCGTCCTTTTACACTTGAACACGTAGAGTGGGCTATGCGTAAGGAAGGATGGACAGACGATGTTGACAGCAATAGTAATGGTATGCAGTCTCGTAACAGAGGGTGATTGTATGAAGTTTACTGACAATAGAGGTCCGTATAAAACAGAAGCGGAATGTCTAGTACGTGTTGAGGAAATGATTTCTAGTATGAGTTCACTCCTGCCGCCTGTCCCTTCTCAAATTATGTACAAGTGTGAAGATATTACTAAAGGTGTACGAACATGAGTGTAGAATATCGTGGCACTACTTTCCCCGGTTATAACAAACCTATTAAGTCAAACCGTGAAGGTAAGAAGAAGATGGTTCTTGCCAAGGATGGTGACAAGATAAAACTAATTCACTTCGGTGCTACAGGCTATGGTCACAACTATAGCGCTGCAGCTCGTAAGTCATTTCGTGCTAGGCATAAGTGTGACACAGCTAATGATAAACTATCGGCACGGTACTGGGCATGTCGTACTCTATGGGGTGGAGCAGGTGGTAGTACAAAGTCTAGTCCCAAATCTAAAAAAGGAAAATACTAATGGCTAAAAATAAAGATGACGTAATGGTTGTGTCAATCGGTATTGGTTCTATGCCCAAGAGTAAGCTGAAGAAAATGAAGAAGGCTGAGATGGCAATGGGTGGTACAGCCAATGGTAAAAAGCATATGTATTCTGGTGGTGGTAATGTTACTGACAAGTTGCCAAACAAAGGTTTGCGTAAACTGGCCTCCACAGATAAAGGAAAACAAGCTGTACTTAAAATGGGATTTGACGTATAGCGGTGCATCCTGTAGAACAGGACATACGAAAGTGGTCCAAGGACTTTCTTGAAGTACCTAATTCAAAACTAAACGGTCTACCGCCTTGCCCCTATGCTAGAAAAGCATGGGCTGATGACAAGGTAGTGTTCAGTATTAATACTGGACTTGATGGACTGATAGAATCTATACGTACATTTGAAGTTCATAACTACGACATTGTAGTATGGGCTGAAGAAGATTTGCCAGACATGGAATACCTAGATGGTATATGTGATGGCATAAATGAGTTGGCATCTGTAGTTGGTATGGACTTACACTTGATGGTGTTCCATCCTGACTATGATGCTACAGAGGCTGGTCTTGATTTCCTTGTCGATGATGAGGTTACGGACGACAGCCTATCTTATTGTATGGTCTTTGTTCAGAAACTTTCTAAACTAGATGATGCAGCTTTATATCTGGAAAAGTCTAATTACTATGAACACTTTCCGGAAGACGTATATGACGCTTTAGTGATTGACAGAAGGAGATTAAGAAATGGCAATGGGCAAAGCAAAGATGGCTAAGAAGAAGAAGATGCGTGGCGGTGGTATGGCTCGTAAAAAGATGATGGGCGGTGGCATGGCTAAGATGGCTAAGAAGAAAAAAATGATGCGCGGCGGTATGGCAAAGAAGAAGTAATGCCATATGTTGCAAATTCAAAAATACATGGACTTGGTGTTTTTGCGGATAGGGACTATACTCAAGGAGATACAATTGAGTTGTGTCCTTATCTGGTTGCGGATTACACTGACTTTGGAGATGATTGCATCCTCCATGACTATATGTTACACACTCCTTATATCAATGAGGAACAGTATTACATTCCACTTGGGTACGCTATGGTGTATAACCACAGCGCAAGTCCAAACGCTGAGTGGGACATTGAAGAACAAGATGACCGCTTTGTTAAATTTTATGCGCTTAAAAAAATAAAGCAGGGCGAAGAAATACTTCACGACTACGGTGAAGAGTATTGGGAAAGCAGAGTATCTAAACAGGAGTAGGAGATGGCACGTGTCTCTAAAAAAGCCCCCACTAAAAAAGTCAAAGCCCCACAAGCTAGGGCGAAAAAGAAACAGACTGGAACGGTTAAACTTGCGGCGGGTGGTGCGCCAAAGAGCAAAAGTAGAGTTAATGAAGCTGGCAACTATACTAAGCCCGGAATGAGAAAGCGACAGTTTCAGCGTATCAAAGCTGGTAGCAAAGGTGGTGGTCCCGGTCAGTGGTCAGCAAGAAAAGCCCAAATGCTGGCGTCTGCTTACAAAAAAGCTGGTGGTGGATATAAGTCGTGACCGCACATGTATTCCTGCTTCTCGTTTACTTGGGAACCGGGGATGCACGTAGACTAGAAAGTGGCGATATGTACTTTCGTGATATAAACGATTGTAACTACTTTGCCTCTCGTGTTACTAAGAGATATGGTAACTATCAATACAGATACCTAGTAGACCCAAAAGATAGAGTAACTGCGTACTGTGTACCCAGATATGTAAACCCAGAGGATGTAAAACTTTATTAATGCCACCCCGTAATCATAAACAGTGGACTAAGACTCCCAGCATAGAACACATCAGTTCGCTTATATACTCTGACCAAGACCTATATGAACAAGAGATAGAAAAGATATTCTCTAAAGTGTGGGTTCCAATGTGTCACATTAGCGAGATGCGTAACGAAGGTAACTACAGAACAGCACAGATTGCTGGTCAAAATGTGATTGCAGTAAATACCAAAGATGGCGTTAAAGCGTATCATAATTATGGTTTTAATTTTCCCTCTGGTACAGTAGCTGCACCAATTGTAACAGTTGAACCACAACTACACTGCGAAGTAAAGCATGGCGGCATGGTCTGGGTAACACTTGACCCTAATCCTACCCAGAGTGTAGAAGAATGGACAGGCGGTGCTTTTGATTGTATTGCTGGTGCTATTGATGCTGAAGAACTAGAAGTATTCCACTACCACAAGGCAGTGATTGATACAAACTACAAACTGTGGCACGACACAAACTCTGAGTTCTACCACGACTTTATGCACTACCACAATCGTGTAACCGGATTCAACGATGCATACTTTGCTCGTAAGAACATACCATTCAACAATGGACACGTAAACGTATCTAGCTTTACAGTGCAATATGAAGAGTATGAAGGCTTTGAAGACAGAGGTGAATTGTCATTCCCTAACCTGCCACCAAATCAGTGGTACATGGTTGATCTGTTCCCCGGCTTCAACTTCAATCTTAGAGGCAGTGCCTACCGTAGCGATAGCGTAACCCCACTAGGACCAAACAAAGTATTGATTGAGTTCCGTGGATATGGCTTGAAGAGTGACAGTCCAGAAGACCGTGCTACTCGCATCGAACACCACAACTCTATTTGGGGACCTTTCGGGCGTAACCTACACGAAGACTTAATTGGCGTAGCTGGTCAAGGGACTACAATGCGTACTGGCACAGAACCACGCAACATCTTGCACGGACGACACGAAGGTGGCACAATCCACGATGAGGTGGGTATGCGTCACTACTACGCGGAATGGTCTAAGTGGATGGGCGTATCTGCACAAAACCCTGTAGAGGAACTAGCGGAAGAAGCTGCATAGATGGACCCGATTAGCGCAATGGCTACCGCATCGGCTGCTTTCGGTGCTATCAAGAAGGGAATGCAGGTAGGCCGTGACATCGAGTCTATGGCTGGTGACTTGTCTCGCTGGATGGGTGCGCTAAGTGATATTGACCAAGCGCAGAAGGAAGCCAAGAACCCGCCTATCTTCAAGAAGCTATTTAGTGGCGCAAGTATTGAAGAAGAAGCTATTACTGCTTTTGCTAATAAAGAGAAGGCAGCAGCGCAGCGATACGAACTACAGCAGTGGATTAGCCTGACTATGGGTAGGTCTAAATGGGATGACCTAGTTCGTATGGAAGGCCAGATACGCAAGCAGAGACAAGAAACACTGTATAAGCAGAGAGAACGCAGACGTAAGTTTGTAGAGATTGTAGCATGGATTGTTATGGTTGGATTAGCCTCTGCACTGCTTTATGCATTTGTTATGTTCCTTGTGTCTAAGCAAGCTAGGGCAGACGAGATAAAGTGGACTACATGCAGACTTGTTGACTATGAAAGAATTAAAGTAAAAGAAAACCCATACACAGAATATATCTGTACATACAGGGGTGCAAATAACACTATAGAGTCCATGACAATTAACGAGTTCTGTCCTCGTGAATATCAGTGTGTGTATAACCCCCGTGAAAAAGATGAACCCACATTGAAAGAAACACTGAAGTCAATTAGGGAAAAACTAAAATGAAAAAACCACAGCAGAGTTTAAAAAACTGGACAAAGCAGAAGTGGAGAACAAAGAGTGGGAAACCATCCAGTGAAACTGGTGAACGGTATTTACCGACAGCCGCTATCAAAAGTTTGTCGTCCAAGGAATATGCGGCTACAACCAAGGCTAAAAGGGAAGGTACACGTAAGGGCAAACAATTTGTTAAGCAACCAAAAAGTGTTGCGAAAAAGACAGCAAGATTCAGGAGAACGTAATGTTGAATCTATTAATAGGACCATTAGCTAATTTAGCAGGGAGTTGGATGGATGGCAAAGTTGAGCAAACAAAGGCAAAAGCAATTGCTAATGTTGCAAAAGCTAAAGCTGAAGCGACTATCATGGAAAAGAAAGCCACTGGCGAAATTGATTGGGACATTGAAATGGCTCGTTCTTCGTCATCAAGTTGGAAAGACGAATGGCTAGTAATTTTGTTCAGCATCCCATTAATACTAGCGTTTATACCCGGAATGGAAGGTATAGTACAGAATGGCTTTGACCAACTCAACAGAATGCCTGAATGGTATCAATATTCCTTGGGAGTTATCGTTGCCGCTTCTTTTGGAGTACGTAGCGCAACTAAATTCTTTGGAAAGAAATAATGTTTCATATGTGGCATATGCACAACAGGACTACGGAAGAACAAGCGAGGATTAATCGTGGCAGAACTGACAATGGAAAGATTTCTAAAGTGGAAGATACTACCACGCTTTATGATGCTGATGATGTCAATATCAGCGTGGAGAGTAGTGGAATGGTTCATGCTTCTTCCAGACCCGACAACACAACAGTCAGCACTGGTGAGTGTAGTCACGGGGGCAATGACAGGTGCATTTGCGGTATGGCTGGGACATGAAAAATGAAATATAACAAAGAAGATTTAGTTAAGAAACTAATTACACACGAAGGCTTACGCCTTCAGGTATATCAGGATACACTTGGAATTGATACTATTGGTATCGGACGTAACCTAGAAGACCGTGGCATTACTAAAGAAGAACTAGATTGGATGGACATACCTAATATGGCTATTGTTCATACTGAGGGTATTACTGAAGCGGATGCCATGCATTTAGCAGAGAATGACGTGCAGATAGTCGAAGAAGAACTGGTACGTGCGCACCCTTGCGTAGACAGGTTAGACGCTGTACGTCAGCTTATATTAGTGGACATGGCATTTAATATGGGTGTACCAAGGCTATGCAAGTTCAAAAAAATGTGGGCAGCTATCCACGAAAATAAATTTGATGAAGCAGCAAAAGAAATGCTTGACAGCAGGTGGGCAAATCAGGTAAAATCAAGGGCAACGAAATTAGCACACGCTATGCATACAGGTGAGATATAATGGCTAGACAGCTAACAGAAAAACAACAGAAGTTTCTTGCAGTTCTTTTTGATGAAGCGGGTGGGGACATGGTGACTGCTAAGAAGATGGCAGGTTATGCAGACACTAGCGGAACAGCAGAGATTGTTAAAGGATTAAAAGAAGAGATACTAGAAGCTACGCAGATGTACATGGCACGTAATGCGCCACGGGCTGCAATGGCTATGACAGGCGCACTGGTTGATCCAACGGAACTTGGCATTCGTGATAAGATGGTAGCCGCCAAAGAACTGCTTGACCGTGTAGGTCTAGTAAAAACTGAGAAGATGCAAGTAGAAGCATCAGGTGGAGTCATGCTTATGCCACCTAAAGCAACTGTAGAGGATGATGACTAATGACAAATTTAGACGAAAGAAAAACACAACTTCCACAAGATAAATCAGTGGAAAAAGCAACACAAAAAAAAGCAGATGCCTATAAAGAAAAACATGGAGAAACGGTATCTAAGGACGATTACAACTCTTATAAAAAAAGTTTTTCTTCAGACAGTATGTCAAAACCTCTGTCTTTTACAGACTATAAAGACATTGCTAGTTTTTACGGAAAAAGATTAGCCAACGATGCAGACTTGTCACTGGTGGCAAAAGCGGGAATTGAAACAGATAAATACCGTAAGTCAAAAACTGCAAGTGGTAAACAAGACTATCGTAAAGGTGGTATGGTTCTTTCAACAGTAGACAACCGTAGAAACAAATGACTAGAAGCATAGGCAAGTGGAAACTGCCACAGCCCACCGACATTAAAGAAGAAAACGTATGGGTGCAGATACCTCGCATTGCTAGGACTGTACCTTTTGGATACAAAGTAAACGAAGAAGACCCCGACCTTCTTGACCCTATACAGACTGAACTAGACTTGCTAGAGAAAGCAAGGAAGCATGTAAATCAATATTCCTACCGTGAAGTAGCGAACTGGTTGAGTGCAAATACCAACAGATACATTTCACATGTAGGATTAAGAAAACGGTTAGGTAATGAAAAACATCGTAAGAACCAAGCTAGAAGCCTCCGCAAGTGGGCAGAATATGCGGAAAAGGCAATCGCCAAAGCGAAAGCCCTTGAAGAAGAAAGAGTCGGCTCCAAAGCCAACGGTTGAAATACAAGATGTTTCATATGAAACAGAGGCAATAGAAGAACATGCCAATGTATTGTTCAAACCAAATGCGGGTCCACAAACAGAGTTTCTAGCTGCTGCAGAACGAGAAGTGTTATATGGTGGAAGTGCAGGGGGTGGTAAAAGCTACGCCATGCTTGCAGACCCACTACGTTACATGGGGCATCCACAGTTTAGTGGACTGCTGCTTCGGCATACAACAGAGGAACTGCGTGAACTTATATTCAAGTCGCAGGAGTTGTACCCAAAAATCTGGCCGGGTATCAAGTGGTCAGAACGTAAGATGCAGTGGACTGCACCATCTGGCGCAAGATTGTGGATGTCATATCTAGATAGGGATGATGATGTCTTGCGCTATCAGGGTCTGGCGTTTAGCTGGATAGGGTTTGACGAACTAACCCAATGGGCTACCCCATATGCATGGAACTACATGCGTTCACGTCTAAGGTCCACTGCAACAGATTTGCCCATCTTTATGAGGGCTACGACTAACCCCGGTGGACGGGGACATCAGTGGGTCAAGAAAATGTTCATCGACCCTGCACCATATAATAGGTCTTTCGATGCGACAGATTCTGAAACAGGAGAGGTCTTGCGGTATCCCGCAGGACACGCAAAGGCTGGTAAATCTCTTTTCAAAAGGAGGTTTATCCCAGCAAGACTATCTGACAATCCTTATTTGGCAGAGTCGGGTGACTACGAAGCAATGCTTCTGTCCATGCCAGAACAACAACGGCGTCAATTACTAGAGGGTGATTGGGATATTAAAGAAGGTGCAGCCTTTACGGAGTTTGACCGTAATGTGCATGTGGTTGATCCTTTCCCCATTCCTAATAATTGGGTTAAGTTTCGGGCTTGTGATTATGGTTATGGTTCATACAGTGGCGTTGTTTGGTTTGCTGTTAATCCTGCTGAACAGCTTATTGTATATAGGGAGCATTACGTTTCTAAAGTTCTGGCGACAGATTTGGCAGATCAAATACTTGAGTTGGAAGCTGGGGATGGTAACATTAAGTATGGTGTTCTTGATAGTTCTCTTTGGCATAAGCGTGGTGATACTGGCCCTAGCCTTGCAGAGCAAATGATTATGAAGGGATGCAGATGGCGTCCATCTGATAGAAGTAGAGGAAGCCGAGTGGCTGGCAAAAATGAAATACACAGACGGCTACAGATAGATGAGTATACGGAGGAACCAAGACTTGTGTTCTTTAATAATTGTACAAACATTATATCTCAGATACCAGCACTTCCTCTTGATAAAAAGAATCCAGAGGATATTGATACACACTCTGAAGACCATCTTTATGACGCCCTCCGGTACGGCATTATGTCCAGACCAAGGTTTAGTATTTTTGACTACGACCCGCAAGGTAGGCCGGGTACGGGTATGCGAGTAGCAGATTCAACATTTGGATATTAAGGAACTTAAAATGGCTGAAGAAGAAATTTTAATGGAAGATGATTCAATTGCGCTAGACGATACAGATGATAGTGCAACTGAAGATGCTAACGTGTCTTCTATCATTGGCTTTATTGAAGGTAGATACCATAAAGCAGAAGACTATAGGTATCAAGATGAAGAACGCTGGCTTAGAGCATATCGGAATTATCGTGGTTTGTACTCACCAGATGTTCAGTTCACTGAAACGGAGAAGTCCCGTGTATTTATTAAAATCACCAAAACAAAAACATTGGCAGCATATGGACAAATTACCGATGTACTCTTTGCCAACAATCGCTTTCCGCTTTCTATTGAACCTACGGAACTTCCTGAAGGTGTAGTAGATAGTGTACACTTTGACCCACAAGCTCCAGAACAATCTGTAGGAATTGATGACCTTCAGAACCCGTATGGTTTTGCAGGTGATGGCTTGGGTTTACCTGCTGGTTCAACAGAAAAAACTTTGATGGATAAACTAGGCCCACTTCAAGAAAAGCTAGACCCTGTAAAAGACAAACTAAAAGAAGGACCGGGCGCAACACCAACTTCCATAACATTTAGCCCAGCAATGATTGCTGCTAAAAAAATGCAGAAGAAGATACATGACCAGCTTGAGGAGTCAAGTGCAACTAAGTATCTTCGTAGTACGGCATTTGAGATGTCACTATTCGGCACAGGAGTTATGAAAGGTCCATTTGCTGTTGACAAAGAGTATCCTAATTGGGATGACAATGGTGAGTATGATCCTGTATTTAAAACCGTACCACAAATATCTCACGTTTCTGTTTGGAACTTTTATCCTGATCCTGATGCCAACAACATGGATGAGGCACAGTACGTAATTGAACGACATAAAATGTCTCGTACACAACTGCGTTCCTTAAAACGCCGCCCATACTTCCGGTCATCTGTCATTGATGATGCTATTTCTTTTGGTGAAAGCTATACCAAAAAGTATTGGGAAGATGACTTGTCAGACTATGCACCAGAGCATGGCATTGATCGTTTTGAGGTTCTTGAATATTGGGGTATGATGGATGTCGCTATGCTTCTTGAACAAGAAGTAGATATACCTAAAGAACTAGAAGACTTTGATGAATTACAAGCTAATGCATGGATTTGTAATGGCAAGCTAATTCGTCTTGTGCTTAATCCGTTCAAGCCATCAAAAATTCCGTACATGGCTGCTCCATACGAACTGAACCCATACTCCTTCTTTGGTGTAGGTATAGCAGAAAATATGGATGATACACAGACATTGATGAATGGCTTTATGCGTATGGCGGTTGACAATGCTGTATTATCTGGTAACTTGCTGGTTGAAGTAGATGAAACTAATCTAGTGCCGGGGCAAGACCTTACACTATATCCGGGTAAGGTATTCCGTAGACAAGGTGGCGCACCGGGTCAGGCTATCTTTGGTACAAAGTATCCAAATGTATCACAAGAAAACATGATGATGTTTGATAAAGCAAGGGTGCTGGCAGATGAGAGTACAGGCTTTCCATCTTTTGCACACGGTCAGACAGGTGTATCTGGTGTAGGACGTACAGCATCAGGCATCTCTATGCTCATGGGTGCGGCACAAGGTTCTATCAAGAGTGTTATTAAGAATGTAGATGATTATTTACTTCGTCCCCTTGGTGAGGGTTTATTTAGATTCAACATGCAGTTTGACTTTGATGCAGAACTAAAAGGCGATTTAGAAGTTAAAGCACGTGGAACTGAAAGCCTGATGGCAAATGAAATACGGAGTCAACGTTTAATGCAGTTCTTGCAGATTGCAAGTAATCCTGCACTTGCGCCATTTGCTAAATTCCAATATGTAATCACAGAGATTGCAAAGTCTATGGACCTTGACCCCGATAAGGTTGTGAACAATATGAATGAAGCTGCACTGCAAGCAGAGATTATGAAAGGGTTCCAAGCCCCATTACCTGAAGGCCAAGGTGCGCCAGCAGGTGCTGATGTAATGGACCCAACTGGTGCAGGTGGTGGTAATATAGGGACAGGACAAGTACCTGTACCGGGCGAACAAGGATTTAGTGGAAATGGTGGACAAGGAACTGTACAGCAAGCTGAAGCCGTTGGTGGGCAACAACCGCCAATGGACGCACTTCAATAATTATTTAGATGCATTAATTGATACACATAGAAAAACATTAGAGCAATCTAATAATATTACAGACATTTCACGTGCGCAGGGTTCTATAACTGCGTTGCGTAAAGTGCAACGTCTTAGAGATGAAGTGAGTGAACTAGATGGATAATGATAAGTTTTTAGATGCATATCTAAATACGCTTGCTACTAGCGAAGGTGCTGAAGGTGGCGATACAGTAACTGGTATGGCAACCAGAGAATATGGTGTTAAAGATTTATTAGGTGTTAAAGAGGAAGATTACGAGGGTGATCCCAAGGGTCTTGCAAAAGCTGTTGCACAAAAAAATATAGATGAGTTAAAAAGGATGGGAGTTGATTGGGATAATCTTCCTTTACCTATGAAATTTAATTCACTAGACATTCAATTTAATATGGGTAGCTTAAACCATAAAGCTCCAAAATATTTTAAGGCTCTTACATCAGGAAATTATGAAACAGCTATAAAACAATCGTTAGATGCAATTGGTGCGTATGATCCAAAAAGAAAAGGGGAACGCCCAACAAAAGGTATTGCATTACGCCGTGCAATGTTTTATAATATGGCAGCTAAAGATTTAAACATTCCTACTATCACAAGTATAAATGCCATAAACCAAAACAATAAACAACAGTCTGCAAAAGTAACATACACTCTGTCAGATGGTCCGGCAATACCCATATCATATGTTTCACAGTCATTGCATAGTACAACAAAACCCGGAACTATTACAGTAGCGGGTATGACGATAGAACCTGTAGCAACACTTGAAGATAATGTTAAACCAGCCACCCAGCTAAAACCAACAACAAAACCTGCACCTGATGCACAAGACAGTGATGTAGTAGAGGCTGGCACTACAGATATGCTTGAGACAGTGGAACAGGAAGAGTTTCAAAGAAATGTTGAAGCGGCTGATAGGGACGAACAGAAACAACAGATGGAAAGTCTTCTTGTAGATAGACCTTCTATTCAGACTATGGACATAGCACCTGAAACAACAGATGCCATTCCTGTAATTGATTTACCTGCTGACAAACCAGAGCAACCAAGTTTGTTTGAAAAATTTGTGGATATGTTTTCTTCCGAAGAAGATGACGCAGATACAATTAAAAACCGCGAAGCTAATAAACAAGACTTGTTAAAAGGATTAGAAAATTTAGAAACAGAAACAATTATACCACCAGTAAGAATGAACAAGGGTGGTATAGCGGATGGAGAAATTGATTATAGTGTTGTAGATGATGAGTATGAACTACCCACACCTTCTGATAAAGCACAGGAACAAATGCGGTCTATGGGACTTGATGCTCCGTCCATACTTTCACCTCGCACAGAAACACGCACTGCAGAAGAAATAGCCGCAGATAGAAAATCACTAGCAGAAATGACACCAGTTATTGGCGATGCAATGCTTGCTAAAGAAGTGGCAGATTATATTGAAGAGGGTTCTTACGGCAGTGCAGCTATAGGAACTGCTGCTTTGGGTGTAGGTATACTACCCGGCGCAGGTGATGCTTTAGCAAAACCTATTCGTGTGTTTGCAAAAAAGTTTCGTAAAGCTGACGAGCAGGATGCTAAAAAGTTTTTAGATGATCCAGACTCTTTACAAGAGTGGCGAGATGATCCTGTTAACAAAGTAGATAAGACTGAGGAAAAAAGACGTGAAACAAGAAAGTTTTCAGAGCAAGCGCAGAAACTAGAATCTGGGGAAATGTCTGGACCAGAATTTCGTAGATACATACGTGAAAATCAACCAGCTACTAAATTCACTTTACAAGATTTACAAACGATGGTTCCTACATTGAAGAATACTGTTGGGGCATTAGGTAAAAGTAAAGCATCAAAAGGTATTGTAGGTCTTAATAAAAAAATTAAAAAAGGAACTATATTAGATACTCGTTTAGATATTCCTGCGTATAACAAATTTAATACTTGGGTAGCATCTATAACACTTCCCGATAAGGGTGGAAATGTCTATGCGCGTACTGCTGTTTTAAAAAATGTAGATTTTTCTATAAGCACATCAACAGAAAAAGTCCGTAAAATTGCAAAGGATGAAACTAAAAAATTTCCTATGGCAACTATGAAAGGTGAATGGCAAGACCTTTCTGATGAACAGGCATTTGATCTAGCACAGAAATATTTAGCTGATCCTAAAAGCGGATACGTTCAGGTAGGATTTAATCCTGAAAGACATAGTTTCTTTTATGATAAAGATACTATGATGCCAATTTTTGAGGCAGAAGAAGTTATTCAGATTGGTGCATTAGTTTTGGCTAAACCAAAGTTACCTAAGACTGCAACAGAACGTGCAACACGTATCAGCAAACTTAGAGAACTAAAAATTGAAAATCCAGATAGGGTCGGTAGACCCGCAACTTTTAATGAGGGCGGCACAGTTATGGAAAAACAAATGAGCATGTTTGAAGATGGGGGTTTGATGGACGAAGGCGGTACAATAGACCCTGTGTCTGGCAATGATGTACCACCCGGCTCTACGCAAGAAGAAGTACGGGATGACATTCCTGCACAACTTAGTGAGGGCGAGTTTGTATTCCCAGCAGATGTAGTAAGGTTTATCGGTCTAGAAAAACTTATGAACTTGCGACAGGAAGCAAAAGCAGGTCTTGCTCGTATGGATGCAATGGGTCAGATGGGTAACAGCGAAGAGGCTACCATGCCTGATAATTTGCCATTTGATATTAATGACCTTGACATGGAAGATGAATTAGAGTATAATGTAGGTGGTTTTGTACCTAACCAGTTTGGTATAATGGAACAGCCTTCACAATTTGCTCCATACACACCGCCGTCATATCAAGCACCTATCATTCCTGTAGGCCAACCAATGTTACAACAACGACAACCCTTACAAACTGGCTTTACTCCTCCAACTACACCAGTTACGACAGCAGGGTCAACGCCTACATTTGAAGACCTTTTGCCTACAACAACTGGCAGATATGATGAGTTAAAAGAATATATTAACAACGACACAGGACAGAAGATGACTATTCCGTTTGTAGATGGTAAGCCTGTCTATCCTATCCCACAAGGTTTTGTACCAATTCCTACAGACGTTGTTGAGGCTATTGAACCAGAGGAAACTACCGTGCCTACAGCAAAAACACCAACAGGTGATGGAGAGAACAATGACCTTAATCCGAGCTTTGCTACTTCAGATGATACAGGTATTCGTTACAATGCAGCAGAATTGACAAACCCATTACGTACAGCTATAAGCGAATATTCTATGGGGCCATTAACTGACGGAATACCCGGAATGTTTAGCGTATTTGGAGAATCTAAAGTTAAATCAGGAGCCGCACAAGCCGCCGCTGTTGGTGGAGTTTTAGATGCGTTCAGAGGTGGTACAGCTACATTCTCATCCCCAGAAAAAATGGGACAACTATCTGGGGTATATGAGGACAAAGACCCGTTACATACTATGTCACCCCAAAAGCAAAACGTTATAGCAGCAAGTATTAATAGAGTAATGGAGTCCCCCGAAATAAAAGATGTTTTTGTGGATGAAAAAGGAAATAAACGTACTGAAGCGTATGCTAGTAAAGCAGTAGAGGCTTTAGCAAATACGTATGGAGTATCATTAACTTCCGCAGGTCAGAAAAAATCTTTCAATACTTTAATGAGAGAGGTAACAAAAGCTAAAGAGTTAGCTAATCAAAAAGCAATTGCAGAGAAAAATGAAAAAGCCTTCGCCCAAGCACAAGCTGCGGCACAAGAGTCTTTCCAAGCAGCAGTTGATAGGGGTGAAAGCTATGGTGGTCCGGGTACAGAAACTATGGAAACAGCTATTGAAAAAGGCCGTGATCCTACAGGAACAGCAGGAGCCTTTACTGGTGAACCCACAGGAATGGACGATGAGTATTATTAAGAAAAGCAAAGCGGGTTAGCTTTTAAAAAATTAACCGCAATCAGTTGGCCTACCCATCCCCCACCCGACAGGTGTGGCTACGTTGGCCCCAACAAGGAGTAAATAAAATGGCAGAAGCCGAAATTATGACTGAAGAAATGCAGTCACCTAAGAAAGTTGCATTTGCAAATCGTAAATATACTAACGAAGAAAAACGCAAGATTGATGAGGAAGAACTTGAACAGCTTATGAAAGAACAAAAAGGGGAAGTAGGAGATACGGAACCTGAAGATAAGGAACCAGATAGCGCAGAAGAAAAAACATTTAAGAAGCGTTACTCTGATCTTCGTAGGCATCAACAAAAACAAGCAGTGGAATTTAAAGAGGAGATAGATAAATTAAAGTCTCAGCTAAGTTCCGCAACAAAAAAAGAAATGAGGCTACCTAAGTCAGAAGAAGATTTAGAAAGTTGGGCTAAGAATTACCCTGACGTTGCTGCCATTGTAGAAACAATTGCCATTAAAAAAGCGAAAGAACAAGCAGATAGCTTGGAAGAACGCATGAAGGTAATTGATGAAATGCAATATGATGCTAAGAAAGAAAAAGCAGAAGCGGAACTTATGCGTCTGCATCCAGACTTTGATGACATTCGTGACAGTGATGATTTTCACGAGTGGGCAGAAGAACAACCTAAGTGGGTACAGGATGCGCTGTATGAGAATGATAATGACGCAAAATCAGCAGCAAGAGCAATTGACCTCTATAAAGGAGATAGAGGAATTAGCAAACCGTCTAAGGGTAAGAACGATAAAAGTGCAGCAGAAGCAGTTGCGCCAAAAAATAAAAGAAGTAAGCCACAAGGCAATGAGACTTCTACATACCTGAAAGAATCAGAGGTACAGAGTATGTCTCCTCAACAATACGAAAAACATGCTGACGAAATCATGGAAGCTATCCGTAGTGGAAAGTTTATTTATGATGTGTCAGGATCGGCACGATGAGTATCATATTCAAACCTGAAAAAGATATTCATCTTCTTGCTCCGTTTGGTCCCACTATGGGATACTATCGTATGCCTGAAGAGTTAGTAGATAGCTTAAATAGTAAAATGTCTAATAGGCTAGAGGACTACTCTGAAAATTTAGTAGGTAAAGTGTCTGAAGAATTAGCTTTTAATGATGACACTATTAAAATTGCCCAAGAGGGTTTAGGTAGATTTATAGGTATGTACCAAGCCTATACAGATGACCGAAACACTATGGGCAGTAAGAAGATGGATAATGAAAAGTACGACTATGGACTACAAGTAGTGTCCGGTTGGTTTGTTCGTCAATTTGAAAACGAATATAATCCTCTACACATACATACTGGCTCTCGCTTGTCATGTGTAGGGTATTTGAAATTGCCAGATGGAATAGAAGAAGAGTGGGAAGAAGATTATAAAGATCATCATCCTGCCAATGGACATATACAGTTTGCTAGTGGTACTCCTTCAGGATATACATGCACAAACTTTGTAGTTAAGCCACAGGTAGGAGACTTTTACGTATTCCCTTCTCAACTATTTCATTGTGTATATCCTTTCTATACGAAGGGTGAAAGAAGGTCTTTCAGTATGAATATGAATTTTATTGAGATACCTAAAGAAAAAAGTGTTGACATATAGATATTTTTTAGTATAACTATATGTAACAAAGGTGTAAGTGTGGTTCGCTATCAGCTTACACCAATTCAGCAAACAACAAAGTCTTACGGATTACCTGATAAGCAAGGCCCGTTGAATAGTAGGGCGGCCACCTTACTAAGATACGCACCCATGTAGGTCAGCCTCTGAATAGTCTAGTTAGTTTGCATCTGTGAAAATGCTAATAGGAGAATTTAAAATGGCATTTACTACCGCATCGGGATATGGTAATCTTCCTAACGGTAACTTCTCTCCAATCATTTACAGCAAACAGGTGCAACTTGCTTTCCGCAAGAGTGCTGTTGCTGAAGCAATCACCAACAATGACTACTTTGGTGAGATTGCTCAGATGGGAGATTCCGTTAAGATTATTAAGGAACCCGAAATCACTGTCAAGGCTTACGCCCGTGGTACTACTATCACTCCGCAAGACCTTGATGACGAAGACTTCAGCCTAACAATTGACAAAGCTAACTACTTTGCATTTAAGGTTGATGACATTGAAGAGGCACACTCACACGTTAACTTCCAATCACTGGCAAGTGATCGTGCTGCGTATCGCCTCGCTGACCAGTTTGACCAAGATGTTCTTGGTTACATGGCTGGATTCAAACAGTCTGCACTTCACGGTGCTGCTGACACAGCTAACACTACTGTAAACGGCTCAAAAGCTATTTCAACTGCAGGTACTAACGAACTGCTAACTGAAATGCAGGTTGACGCTAATGACTTTGGTGGTTCTGCTAATAATGGTATTGGCATTCAGCCACGCCTACCGGGTGCTTCTTCAGTACCGGGTTCAGGTAACGCTAATCCAACCATGATTATTGCTCGTATGGCTCGCAAGCTAGACCAGCAAAATGTTGATACACAGGGCCGCTGGCTTGTTGTAGACCCAGTATTCATGGAAGTGCTGAAGGATGAAGACTCAAAACTTCTGAACTCTGACTTCGGTGAAAGCGGTGGTCTTCGCAATGGTCTTGTGATTAATAATCTGCACGGCTTCCAAGTGTATGTTTCCAACAACCTTCCTTCAATTGGAACAGGTTCTGCTACCACAGGTGGTACGAATAGTTCTAACTTTGGTGTAATTGTTGGTGGACATTCATCTGCTGTTGCTACTGCAGAGCAAATCAACAAGACTGAGACATACCGTGATCCAGACAGCTTTGCTGACATTGTTCGTGGTATGCATTTGTACGGCCGCAAGATTCTTCGTCCTGAAGCTCTTGTAAACGCCCGTTTCTGCTTGGTTTAAGGGAGATTGAATTATGGCTCTAGGTGATAATACTACTTCCGTAGCACGAGGCAATGACGCACGTGGACGTAAACCATACCTGCTTTCTGCAGAGTTGAACTTTGCAACGGCGGCAAGCGATAAGGGTACAGCCCTCGCTGCTAACGATGTGATTCCGGGTTTGACTATTCCGGCTAATACTCTCATCATGTGTGCTGGCTTTGAAGTAACATCTGCTCATACAGGTACTTCAACTGACACAGATTTTGACTTTGGTATTACCGGAGGTGATCTGGACAACTTTGTTGACGGGTTTGATTTTGATGGTGCATCAGCAGGTGACTACGCTTTTAAGGCAGGACAAACTCCTGTTCTTATTGGTGGCACTTCTGATACCATTGATGTTGAAATTCAAGCAATGACAGGTACAACAACAGGCGGTAAAATCCGCATGTTTGCTGTCTGTTTGGATGTTGACGATCCGGGCGACATGACTGCTCAAGAAGTGGACCGCGATCAACTCGCGTAAATACAATGTGACGGGGCAGGGAAACTTGCCCCCTCACTTCTGTTTAAGGGAATATAATGGCTGAAACATTTCTCACATTAACAAATAAAGTGTTGGCTAAACTAAATGAAGTTGAGTTAACTTCTGCTAACTTTGCATCATCTCGTGGCATTCAAACGCAAGCTAAAAACGCTGTTAATGAAGCTATTAGATATATTAACCAGCGTGAGTTTAACTACCCATTTAATCACGCTACAAATACAGAAACAGTAGTTCCGGGTAGTGTCCGGTACAGTATTCCTGCTACTGCTAAAACAATTGATTATAATACATTTAGAATAGTTAAAGATACAGACCTTGCTATTGTTGGTGGTAGACTGCGTAAGTTAGATTACAATGAATACCTTAATGCTTACATCACGCAAGAAGATGAAATTACTACGACAACGCTTAGTCAATCTCATACAGATTCAGTTACAACACTTACTGTTACAAGTACCACAGGCTTTGATGCAACAGGTAAAGTATATGTAGGTAGTGAAGTTATTACGTACACGGGTATCGGTTCCTCCACAACAATAACAGGATGTACTCGTGGTGCAGAGGGAACTACAGCAACAACACACGCAAGTGGCGTACAAGTTGCACAATTTGAAGGGGGTTCTGCACCTACCTATGTGGTTAGAACCTTAGATAATAACTATCTTTTATATCCCTTTCCTGAAAAAGAGTATACATTAAAATATGATTACTTTACTTTTCCTACAGACTTAGCTGCGCACGACAGCACAACATCAGTCCCAGATAGATTTTCCCCTGTTATTGTAGATGGTGCAACAGCATATGTGTATCAATATAGAGGTGAGGCACAACAATACGGCATTAACTTTGCTAGATTTGAGCAAGGAATTAAAAACATGCAAACCCTTCTTGTTAATAAATTTGAGTATGTCCGTTCTACGTATATACCATACACAGGTAACTCTAGGGGTTCTAGTAACGTAAGGGCTGAATAATGGCTGAGACAGGAACTTTGCCCTTTGTTTGTGAAGGTGGATTAGTAGCTAATCGTTCTACTTTTATTATGCAACCGGGACAGGCATTACAGTTAGAAAACTTTGAGCCGGATATTGAAGGTGGCTATAAACGCATACTTGGGTTTCAAAAGCATATTCGTCAAGTAGTGCCATATACTTCTTCTAGTAGTGAACAAGTTCTGATGGTTACTAACTTTGATAACAAAGTAGTAGCAGCTCGTGGTACAAAAATTTGGTCTAGTGCATCTACTATATTAGGTACAGATAGTACTAGCGCAATTGCTGCCGATACTAGCATGACAGGTTCAGGCACTATTACTGTAGAATCTACTACAGGTTTTAGTTCTAGTGGAACGTTGCAAATAAATGATGAACAGTTTACCTATACTGGTGTAACTGCCACAACATTTACGGGTGTTACACGGGCGGCTAATAGCACTACAGCTGCAGCACATACACAAAGTGGTAATACAAGTCTTACACCTGTATCAGAGTCGTGGACATCAAGAGACACAGGCCGTACAAGTGCTACCAAATATTCTTTTGAACGCTTCAACTTTGATGGCAATGATAAACTTATTATAGTAGATGGGGCTAATGATCCCACAGTATTCAATACCTCTTTGGCAGCAACCGATGTTACAGAGTCTTCTGTAGAGGGTGCAAGTCTAGTAGTAGCATATAGAGAACACATGTTCTACGCTGGTATGTCAAGCACTCCACAAGAAGTAGTATTTAGTCAGCCTTTTGACGAAGATGCATTTAACAGTGGCAGTGGCGCAGGTAGTATTAAAGTTGATGATACAATTGTTGGCCTTAAAGTTTTCCGTGAAAGTCTATTTATTTTTTGTGAAAACAGAATATTTAAAGTAACGGGTAGTTCTTCTAGTGATTTTACTGTAGCCCCTGTTACACGCGACATTGGATGCATCAATGGTAATACTATACAAGAATTTGCGGGTGATCTAATTTTTCTTGGTCCAGATGGATTGCGTACGGTAGCAGGTACAGCCAAAATTGGTGATGTGGAACTGGGTACTATAAGTGCTAATGTTCAATCTATCTTTGATGATAATATAGATAATTCTTCTAATTTTGAGTCTCTAGTTATACCAAATAAAACACAATACCGATTATTCTTTTCTAAAGAAGACAGCGCAGAAAATAGAACAGAAGGTATTATTTGTGTACTTAAATCACAAAGTAGTGGTCAATCAGGATATGAGTTTTCAACTACCAAAGGTATAAAACCATCTAGTACAGACACATTTGTTACTACAGGAGATGTTCTTGTATTACACGGCGGATTTGATGGTTTTATTTATCGGCAAGAACAAGGCACTACTTTTAACGGTGAAGCAATTAATGGGCGATATAGAAGTCCAGACTTGACTATGAATGATCCGGGCATTCGCAAACATATGCAAAGAGTTATTGTAAACTATAAACCGGAGTCAACAATTGATGCTGACTTATTTGTACGTTATGACTATGAGTCATCAGATTCAGCTAGACCAGCTGCCTATGCATTAGACTCTACAAATATTGCAGGTATTTATGGAACATCAACTTATGGGACACCAACATACGGTGGCCCATCACAACCTTTAGTAAGACAGCCAGTAGAAGGTTCAGGATTTGCTGTAGCTTTACGTGTCAATGATGGTGGCACTACTGCCGCATACTCACTTAAAGGTTTTCAATTAGAGTATCAGTTAGGAGAAAGACGCTAAATGGGTGCTACATATACAAGACAGTCATCCTATACTGACGGTGACGTAATTCAAGCCGCAGATACTAACAACGAATTTGACCAGTTGTTAGCTGCATTTCAAGCCAGTACAGGACACACACATGATGGCACTGCCAATGAAGGTGGTGCTATTACTAAGCTATTAGGGCAGACGCTTACCTTTGGTGATGGTACTTCAGGGACAGATTTAACTATTACTTTTGATGGTGAATCAAATGATGGTGTACTCAAGTGGATGGAAGATGAAGACTACTTTGAGTTTTCAGATGATATACTTATAGCTAGTACAGAAAAACTACAGTTTCGTGATACAGCTATATACATTCACTCAAGTGCAGACGGTCAGCTTGACCTTATAGCCGATACAGAAATACAGATCGCTGCTACTACTATTGACATGAATGGTAATGTAGATATTTCAGGTACACTGACAATAGGTGGTGCTGATATTTCTGAGGCTGAACTAGAAATACTAGATGGCGCAACAATTACCACGACAGAATTAAATATCCTAGATGGAGACACAACTGCTAGTTCTACAACTGTAGCTGATGCAGACCGTGTTGTATTCAACGATGCTGGAACTATGAAACAGGTGGCGGTCACAGACTTAGCTGCCTATTTTGATGACGAAATTACGGCAATGCCAAATCTCGTAACTACCGCCGCTACAACAGTTGGCGCACTTAATTCAGGTTCTATTACATCTGGGTTTGGTACTATTGATACTGGCTCATCTACGATTACGACTACAGGTTTAATCTCCGGTGGCTCTCTTGATATTGACGATGTTATTATCAACGGCACAACAATTGGTCACACAGACGATACAGACTTGATGACTGTCGCTAGTGGATTACTGACCGTAGCTGGTGAAGTTTCTATGACTACACTAGACATAGGTGGTACAAACGTTACAGCTACAGCCGCTGAACTTAACTATAGTGATACGGGTGCTTCTGTAGGAACGGTGGTTGCTAGTAAAGTAGTTACAGCAGATGCCAACAAAGATGTAGCCAGCTTCCGTAACATCACCTTAACAGGTGAGTTGGACGCGGGTTCGCTTGACGTATCAGGTGACGCAGACATTGACGGAACCCTAGAAGCAGACGCGATTACAGTAGGTGGTACAGCACTCAATACAGTAATTGCAGGAGTAACAGTTACTAACGCAACTAACTCTGCTCACGTCTTAGTAACCGATAATGAAAGCACTGACGAAGAAAACCTTATTGCTTTTGTGGAGGATGCAACTTCTAGCACAGGTAATGTCGGACTAGAGATGGATGGTAATTTCAGTTATAATCCAAGTACAGGAACAGTTAGTGCTACAGTATTCAAGGGTAATATAGATGCAGTAGACGGAGACTTTGATGGTACTTTAGAGGCAGATGCTATTACTGTTGGCGGTACGGCATTAGCCACAGTTATTGCAGGAACAACAGTTACAGATGCAACAAATTCTGCCCACGTTCTAGTCACTGATAATGAAAGTACAAATGAAGAAAATCTTATTACTTTTGTAGAAGGGGCTACGTCAAGCACAGGAAATGTTGGCTTGGAGATGGATGGTAACTTGGCATACAACCCAAGTACGGGAACAGTAACAGCAACAATATTTAAAGGTAACATAGATGCAGTAGATGGAGACTTTGATGGCACTCTTGAAGCTGACGCTATTACAGTAGATGGCACTGCACTAGATGCATTTATTGGTAACACTCTTACTGCGTTTCCTACAGATACAGATGCTGCTTCTAGTGACCTAATAGCTGTATATGATGTGACTGCAAGCAGATGGGAAAAGCAAACTATAGCCAATGCTTCACTAGCAGGACCAACGGGTCCTACTGGTCCTACTGGTCCTACTGGACCTGCTGGTTCTACTGGCCCTGCGGGTTCTACTGGCCCTGCTGGACCTACGGGACCTACGGGACCTGCTGGTGACGATGGTAGCGATGGTAGTGATGGCGGTACAGGCCCAACGGGACCAACAGGAAGTGCCGGACCTGCCGGACCAGCCGGACCAGCCGGGCCTACGGGACCAACTGGACCTACAGGTGGAACAGGACCTACGGGACCAACTGGTCCTGAAGGCCCAAATCCAAGCTCAGTAAGTGCTGTTGGTTCAACTGTTTTGGGATGGATTAATAATACTACTACTTCCGCAGGAACTAATAGAGCAGGGTCATCTCTTTACTATACTAATGTGGATGGTGGTTATCAACAGCATATAAACACTGGCACTTGGCGATGTCACGGCATGTCTCAATCAGGTGGTAAATCAGATGAAATTACATGCTGGCAGAGGGTAAGCTAATGAATATTACATATACAAATGCAAGAAATCCAAAGTGGGGAAACCCTGCTAAAAATTTCATTGATATTGAAGTCAACTTTAGTCACATAGATGAGGAATATGTTCCTTTTTCAGCTAACCCATTGGATAGCATGTCATATGGCGTAGAGATTTATAATAAAGCAGTGGCTGGTGAGTTTGGTACTATTGGTGATTATACACCACCAGCAAATATTACTGGTTCAGATGCAATGGCACAACTTAGAAAAGAACGTGACGCATTACTCGTAGATTCTGATTGGATGGTATTACCTGACCGCACATCAACTTCTGAGCAATTAGCATATAGAAAAGCATTACGTGATTTACCTGCGGATTATCCAAATTGTTACTTGACTTGGGACGCAGAAAATGGTAAGTATATCTGGGCAGGAGTTACTTGGCCTACCCTATAGGTATTTACCAAAGGTAATGTAAAATGAGAAATACATGGCAGATGTGGAGTGCCGGAATCTCCAATGAAAATATTAAAGAAATAGAAAATCAAGCGGAATCTGTAAGTCAACAAAAAGCCAGTGTTTTTGCTGGGTCACAGAATATACCAGATATTCGCCGTTCTAACATTAAATGGCTAACAGGCAATAACTTTGTTTTAGATACACTTTGGTACTATGTACAACAAGCTAATAGAAATGCTTTTAATGTAGATGTCTGTAAAGTAGCTGATGTGCAATATACAGAGTATCATGCTTCCGAAAAAGGTCACTACGGATTACATCATGATATAAACTGGGAATCAGACAAAGCATTTGATAGAAAGTTATCAGTAACGGTACAGCTTTCTAGTCCAGATGAATACGAGGGTGGTGACTTTTCTTTCTCTGAAGTAGAAAATCCGTCAACCCAATCAAAGGCTAAAGGAACTATATTAATATTTCCTAGCTATCTTTTACATAAAGTCACACCAGTTACTAAGGGAGTAAGAAAATCTTTAGTTGCATGGTTTGAAGGTCCTAGATGGAGATAACTTTAGGTTAAATGAAAATGACAATGGAACCCGCAATGAAAACACAGATGGAACTTGAGGCACACGAAAAAGAGTGCGCGGTGCGTTATGAAATGGTACATGGTAAGTTAGAAAGTCTTGACAAACGTATGTGGCGTTTGGAAGCAATGTTAATGGGTAGTACACTAATGGTAATGACTACGGTAGTTATAGTATTTATGGGAATTATTTAATATGGCAGTCTTTAAAGCATTTAAACCGGAAGCAATGAATAAGATTGCACAGTCAATGGGCTACTCTGGTAACATGGGACAGTTTCAAGACTTTATTGAACAAGACCCAGCACGTAAGGCACGTATGGATGGCTTTGTAAAAGCTGCACAGACTATGGCTAAAGGTGGTATGGTACGTAAGATGGCTA